GTCACCGGGTAAGACCTCATCCACATAGATCGGATAAAGGTAACCCCCGTTGAAAGAGGTTTTGAGACCGTGCGAGCGGTCGAATGAAGAGCGCGGTATTTCCGCGCGAGGGACCCGCGAGAAGTCGTGGGACATAATCGATGGCATGCGTGCCATTTACTTGCCTCCCTTGGAGAAGAGCTCGTCATGGTTCTCAGCCATGACCGTCCGAGGATTGACCATACTGGCGCCGTCAGCCACGTGGCGGCGCGGGTCGAGAGGTTCCAGACGACCGTTACTGTCGAGGAACGTTCCGACGCAATAAAGCACGTAGTCGGCCGGGTGCGCGCCGACGTTGGTGTTGCGATCGTTGCAGAGGTCGCCGAAAGAGCGAGCTGCCGCAGCGTCGGTAGATGCGAAGAAAGGCGGGTAGTACTGGAGCGCCTTAAGATCATAGATCGTGTAAGCGTTGAGCATCATCATAGGTTTCGCTTTAGCCTCGTAAGTTTTTCCGAAAGGACCTCCTCGCGGACTGCGAGACGTTCCTTCGTGTTGTTGGACTTGTGTTTGAACGATGCGCGTTTGCGAGCGCGCTTGATGCCGCGTGCCTCCTCCTCTTCGAGTTTCTGGGTGTAGTATTTGGGAACGGTGTGCTTAGAACCGTTCACAATCAGGAAGTCAGACGGAAAGACATCCGATTTATATTTATCAAACCACGTCGAAGCGATGCCAGGGCGACGGGATTGAACGCAGAATTCACGTCTGACTTTATTAAATTGACCCGTGATCGGGTGTATCCGAATGTAATTTTCGTCGGTGTAGGTTCCACCGACCTTCTTGAGAGCGTACCGTGCGCAATAGGCAGCAGATTGGTAAGTGACGGTGCCGATGGTGGCGAGGCCAAAAGGCCAGATAACATCCAAAGATTTGGACGTATAAATTCGGTTCCCGTTTTTAATCTCATAGAGTTTCAGGTCCGGGAAATTGTAACCGAATATGAGAGCATGATAGTGAGGGCGTAGTGATTTTTCGCCATATTCACCAACGGCGAAGAACCGCACTTTCTTTTTAATGGCTTTGCGCAGACGCTTCATGAAGAGTTGCCAGACCCGGACGTGCACGCCGTAGTCTGGCGGGAGATGCTCATCAGCATAGGTCAGCGTGATGAAGCAATTCTCGTCGTGCATTTGACTTTCGTGATAGCAGCGCATGGCCCAGTCGCGGGAACGGTCGATGTTGCACCCAATGCAGTTGCCGCAGGGGATCGTGATCGAAGAGCCCTCAATGAGGCTCTTCGTCGGGTTGAAGGTGATGCCGTACTTCCCATTTTCGCCGCGCGAAAGGGACTTGAAGGCCTTCACCGGGAAGTAGCAGGGCATCGGTCAGAGGCGGATACCGCCTCGCATGGGACCGGCCATGTTCTTCCGATGGACGCCAGTACCGCGACGGAAGTTCTTGCGGCTTTGGGAGGCGCCCATCTTGTGACGCTTGCGCATAGTTGCACTCCTCGTGTTTAGACCCCGGCAGAGGTGCCGGTGTCAGTTAGACTAGTACACATCGAGAGAGGGTACTAGTCTCGCAACATTGTTGCGTGGTCCAACGCTACATCGCGTTGAAAAAAAACCGCCCTTGCGGGCGGTAAGTTGAGGCTACCAGATAGGTGCGCGTGGTGGCCTAGCGGCCTCGTGGAGCAGCGTTCGGACGCCGGGGGGTGGCAGGGAGCGTCCTGGACGTGCTTCGCACCAGAGGGCCGCCCTACGCGGGCGGCTTGCGCGGGGGGATTACCCCCCGTTACCCCCAGCGCCCGGGTTGGGGACCGGGTCTGGGGTTGGCGCCGGGTCAGGACCCGGGCTTGATTCTTGAGCTCGAGGTGTTGCGAGGCCGAGCTGGACGATTTCCTCGGCGTTTTTGGGATCGGCCATAAAGGCCATAAACTCGGCAGGGTCATTGCCGAAGCGATCGCGGACGCCCGAGGGCAGAGTGGCGAAAGCGTTTTCGGCATTGATAATGAGGTTGAGCGCCGACTGGTAATCGACATCGTCGGGGAGGTCCTGATAGGTGCCCCGAGCTGCCTGCGCATTGATGTGCGAGATAATCCCCGTTTTCTTGTACTGCTTGAGGATGTTGTTGATGTCGCACTCGGCGGCGAAGGATTGCTTGGTCATGCTGGGAGGTTTTGTGACCTCCCCCGTTTCCGGGTTCGTGACCTCCCCGGTGTACCAAGTGTCCTCGCGCTTGTGAGGACGATAGAAACTATAGAGCGCCATGGCTATTTACCTCCGGGGCTGTCCGAGCGGTCGGTCCCGCTCTCTTTCAAACCAGTTTCGTTGGTCACTGTCCGTCTTTGGTGAGGGAACAGTGGGAGTGGTAGTTGGTAGGGATCCTGCGCCGCCGAGACCAACTCTAGATAAAATCGACTCGATAGTGCGTCCGAGATTACCCCATGGCCCGGGTCCCCAATTTTCAGCGGCCGCCGCCTCAGCAAGGCGGATGCGTGCTTGTCCCGCAGCCGATGTGACATCGTGCTTGAGGATTTCGGTTTGGACATTTGCGTTGACCTCCTGTGCTCGCGTGAGCTGCGCTTCCGCCTCCAGCTTCTTGGCTTGAGCGGCCGACGTGACGGTGTCCATTTTGGTTTTAGCCTCGGACGCCTTCACGAGTTCGTTTTCGCTGATGGTTTTGGTGGTGTCCTCGCGAGTTTTATCGACATCAGCTTTTGTTTTGTAGGCTTCTCGTGCCGAAGTGACAGCGCCCGAGAGGGCGGGTCCCCAACCGCCCATCTCGTTTTCGAGGTTAGGCATGGCACCCCCAGGTGAGGAAGCGCCGCCCTTTTGATAGGCGAGGATCGGGTTAAGCCCGGCCGCTCGCATGTCTGCCATAGCTCGCTGGTACGCGGTGTTGGACATCCGTTCTTGGAAGGCCATCTGCTCGCGAGCTGCGGCGATGTTGGCGTCGTTGCGCGCATTGGCGCCCGACTGGTTGAGGAAGCCGCCGACAAGGTTTCCGACGATGCCGGCGCCTTGGAGGATTTCACCCCAGGCCATTATTTCCTCCGGGTTGCTTTGCGGATTTTCTTGTAGAGAGAGCCCGCGGTTTTCCGCGGGACCCCCTTTCCTTTGTGTGTGAAGCGGACCGCCACAGGGACCTCCCTAGAAGTGATCGATAAGGCCGGGGACCCCGTAGACCGGCATGGGGCGAGCACAACGGAGACGAAAATAAAAGTCTCCGATGAATTGAGGTTCCGAAGTGACCGCAATAACGCGGTCGATTGGAGGGTTATCCTCGATGAAGGCTTCGTTGAGCGCCGGCAGAGACGCGAAGTCCTGGGCAAGATGCCAAGTGTCGAGGGACTGAGGAGCTGCCGAGCGGAGAACGCCCGTAATCTGCGAGGGCTTGTACCGATACTCCGCGAAGCGCTCCTGATAGCCGAAGACTTCCGCATCGGCCGTAGGGTTTACGCTTCCTTGAGCGTAGATTTCCTTGTTGAGGATGCCTTGCTCGCCGATCATGGAGAGCGCAGGCCAATAGAAGTCGAATTTGGTCCGACGGGACCACATGCGGTTTAGACCCTGCTGGTAATTCAGGTCAGCCCGCACCGACACGAGACCAATAATGATGCCGTGCTCGGTAAAGGATTTTGAGAAGCCGTGCCCAGAGATGGACGAAGTGCCGTAGGCAGCCAAATTGCCCTGAGGTGTTGGCTCCGGGGTATTGGACGAAGTTTGCGGCACTGTGTGCAGATTAACCGGCGACTGTCCGCCGCCGAGATATTCCGGACGTTGTAGGCGAGCATCGGGGCTGACCACGTTGAAGTGTGCACGGATGATTTCCGTGTAGCGCGTGCCGCCTCGGGCGTCACGCTCATAAAGTTTCTGGATTTGGAAGGCCTGCCTCAGCTGGTTGATGGTGGCCGCCGTGGCGTTCGTGAGGTCCGCGTAGATTTGCGGTTTCGCGTTCGGACCGGCCGAGCTGGTTTTCGCGAAGATCGCGGTTGGATTTCCGAGGTCGTGGGCGAAGGTGTAATTGACCGTCGAGAGACCGTCGGTTTCATAGAGAGAAGTCTGCGCAGCGAAGCCGCTAGCCGTAGACTTGACGCCAAGGCCAAGGACAGGTGCTTGCGATCCGAGCGGGATGTCAACGGCGTCTCCCTTTTGCGGCCAGGGCAAGGCCGAAGTGAAGTAATCGTGGCGCTTACCGCGCCGGCGCAGCCGATAGGTCGAGGTGCTGTTTGTGTCGGGGCCGTCGTCATGAAGAAACGGCGCAGACTGCTGGAGGTTCTGGTCTCGAAACCATTCATTCCAGATCAGATTGTACGCCCGAAACGCGAGGGCGTTGTGTTGTAGAGAAGGGACCCCGGTTGGGATGCCCATATAGTCACCGAGGCTGCCGATATTCCACCCGGAGGTGGAGTTAGAAAGCATCCGAGGTATGAGGAAGTCGGTACTGTCGCCGGGATTGGGCTGTTCGCCCATGAACCGTTGGAAGTTGTCCCACAGCAACCGATAAGGGACAAAAAAGAAGAAGCTGTTAACAAACAGGTTATCCATGAAGGGGTGAAGGGGAGTTGCAAGACGGCAGAATGCCGTCATTGACATATTGAAGGTGTCACCGGGTAAGACCTCATCCACATAGATCGGATAAAGGTAACCCCCGTTGAAAGAGGTTTTGAGACCGTGCGAGCGGTCGAATGAAGAGCGCGGTATTTCCGCGCGAGGGACCCGCGAG